ACGTGGGACCAGTTCCCGGTGTCGTGGGCGCGCCTGTCGAGTGTGGACACCGCGGCGGGCGCGCCCAACCAGGTCGCCGGGGGTGTGACCGAGGTCATGACCACGGGCGCGTCCGCATCGCGTTCGGCGGGTGTCGGGTCGGCTCAACCCCGCGACCTGGCCTGCCGAGGGGATGGCATGGGCAGGGCTGGCGACCAGGGCGGTGCCCGGTGACCGCGCCGCCGTTCGCCTACTTCGGCAGCAAGGCCACGATCGCCGACCGGATCGTGGCTGCGCTCCCACGGCACGAGCACTACGTCGAGCCGTTCGCGGGCAGTCTCTCTGTCCTGCTAGCCAAGCGGCCGTGCCGGATGGAGACGGTGAACGATCTCGACGGCGATCTGATGGTTTTCTGGCAGGTCCTCCGCGACCGCCCGCTCGAGCTGGCCCGCGTGTGCCAGCTGACGCCGCACGCACGCGCCGAACGCGCTGTCGCGCAGGACCTGCTCGCCACCCCGAAGGCCTCGAGGCCCCCACTCGATGACCTGGAGACCGCGCGCCTGGTGTGGGTGGCGCTCTCGCAGGCGCGCGCCGGTGTGCTGCGGCGCACCGGCTGGAAGTTCTACATCGACCCGAACGGCAGCACGTCCAGCATGCCGAGCTACCTCGACGGCTACGTCGACCGCATGGCGGCCGCCGCCGAGCGGCTGCACCGGGTGTCGCTGGAATGCCGTCCAGGCCTCGAGGTGATCCGCGCGTACGGCCAGGCACCGGACACGCTGCTCTACGTCGACCCGCCATACCTCGGCACGACCCGCGCCTCCCACCAGTACCGGCACGAGATGGCCGGCGACGACGAGCACCGCGAGCTCGCCGAAGCGCTGCGCGCGTGCACCGCCGCGGTGGTGCTGTCGGGCTACCCGTCACCGCTCTACGACGAGCTGTACGCCGGGTGGCACGTGACCCGGCTGGCATCCGCCACCGGCCAGGGCGGCACCTGGAGCCCCCGCACCGAGGTCCTGTGGTCCAACCGACCGCCCGTGCCGGACCTGTTCTCGGCCGGAGGTGTGGCATGACCGAACCGACGTTGCGGGTGCTGTCGCTCGGCGCTGGGGTGCAGTCGACCACGCTGGCGTTGATGGCGGCTGAGGGCTTGTTGCCGCGCCCGGACGCCGCCGTGTTCGCAGATACCGGCTGGGAACCGCCGACGGTGTACCGGCACCTCGACCGGCTCGCCGTGGTGCTCGCCGATGCGGGCATCCCGCTGTACCGGGTCGCACGTGGTGACCTCCGAGCCGATGCGCTCGACCCCGAGCACCGGTTCGCGAGCGTGCCGTACTTCGTGCGCAAGGCGGACGGCACGCTCGGTATGGGGCGACGTCAGTGCACCCACGAGTACAAGCTGCGGCCGGTGCGCCGGAAGATCCGCGAGCTGCTCGGCGCACCAGTACCGCACTTCCGGCGGGTCCGCGGCCGCGTGGTTGCTGAGCAGTGGATCGGGTTCGACATCAACGAGGTCGGGCGGATCAACGACAGCGGCCAGCCGCGCTACCTGACAAGCCGGTACCCGCTGATGGAGCTGGGCATGTCCCGCAAGGACTGCACCCGCTGGCTCGCGGTCCGCGGCTGGCGCAGCGTGGCGAAGTCCGCATGCGTGGGCTGTCCGTTCCACGGCAACGTGCAGTGGCGAGCAATGCGCGACACCGATCCGGAGGCGTGGGCTGACGCGGTCGCGTTCGACCGCGCGATCCGAAACGGCGGAGGCAACCCGCTCCCGCTCGGGGCGCAGGCGTTCCTGCACCGCTCGTGCGTCCCGCTCGACGAGGCGCCTATCGACCGCGTCAGCGCCCGCGAATGGGCCGCGCGGCAGACCGACCTGCTCGACGCGATCGCCGACCTCGAGGCGGGCCTGGAGGAGGGCGAGCCGGGTGGCTGCTCGCCGCACGGCTGCCGCTCAGGTCGGGCGGTGGTCGCGTGATCACCGTCCCCGTGTGGCTGTTCGCCGCCCTGTGTGTCGCGGTGGCGGTGCTCACGGTCGTGGCCGTGCTGGCGCCGCTGCGGGCCGAGCGGCGGGTGGACCGGATCCTCGACGAGGAGCTGGCGCCGCCACCCTTGCGAGTCGACCGGGGGCGGCCGTGAGCGTGGAGGAGGAGCGCCCGGAGTGCTCGGCGCGGCGGCACGGCGACGCGGCCGCCTACTGCCGCTACCGCTGCCGGTGCGCGGACGCCAGGGAGGACTACCGCCTGTACCGCAAGCGCGCCCGGCAGGGGCGTCCTGTGCCGCGCTGGGTGGACAGCACCGGGTCCGCGCGGCGCCTCCAGGCGCTGGCCGCTCTCGGATACGGCCTGCTGGACCTGGCCGAGCATCTGGAGTGGGGAAAGAGCCGCGTGCGGGACGTCCAGTCGATGCGAGCGCCACTGGTGCGTGTAGCGACCGCCGAGCGGGTGGCGCGCGTGTACGACGAGCTGGCGATGACGCCGGGCCCGTCGACCCGCGCCCGGGACCTGGCGCGCCGCCGGGGCTGGGTGCCGCCGCTGGCGTGGGATGACGACGAGATCGACGACCCGCAGGCGCGTCCGGCGCGCGGGCTGCGGCGGTGGGCGACACCGCCGAACCCGGAGCGGATCGCCGCGGCGCTCGCCGGTGACCTCGAGGCCCGCCGGGCGCTGACCGGCCCGGACCGCCAGCAGCTGGTGCGCCAGCTGCACGCCGAGGGCCTGCTGGACCCCGAGATCGTCGCCCGCACGGGCATGTCCATACGCAACGTCTTGCACCTGCGGTCGCAGATGTGCTTGCCGAACAACATGCCGCACAGCGGAGCACGGGCAGGGTGACCGGTTGATCAACTTGCAGGTCAGGTGCGGTACGCCGCCGAGGAGCTTCCTCGGCGGCGCTTCTGCATGCCCGGCAGGGCCGTCAGGCGGGCGCGGAAATATACCGGCTCCGATACCGGCGACTGGCTCGCGCGCGGGCGGTGGGTTCTGATGGCGTACTCGCTGCACGACGACAACCTGTTCCGCGACCCCCGCTGGGCGGTCATGGCCCGCCTCGGCGAGCCGGACGGCCCGGACGTGCTCGAGATGACCCCCGTCCGCCGCCGCGCCTACCTCGCGCGCCTGGAGCGCCGCAAGCGGGACCTGTTCGCCTCTCACCAGCTGATGGCGCTGGAGACGGCGGCGAGCATGTCGGACGGCTACCTGACCCTCGAGGCGGCGCTGGCGTGCGCGGCCGGCGAGGCGTGGCAGGTGAAGGCCCTCGCGACGTCGGTGCTGGGGCTGCCGCCGTGGCTGCACCGCAAGGGCGACAGTTGCTCGGCGAAGAACTGCATCGACTCCTCGCCGGAGTGGCGCGAGGGCTTCGACTTTCGGCTGTGCTCGTACCTGAAGCGCAACCCGTCGAAGTCCGAGCGGGACCGATCGAAGGCGCAGAACGACGACCGCCGCGACCCGCGGCTCAAGGCGCTGCTGATGGAGCGCGACGGCCCGTTCTGCCGGTACTGCCGCTCTGGGCCGCTGTCGGCGAAGGCGGTCCGCGCGGACGAGCGCCGGAAGGTGCTGCACCGCGACCACCCGGACCCCGACCGTAACGCGGGCCCGGACGCCGAGAACTTCGTGACCACGTGCGCGAGCTGCAACGAGCACAAGGCCCGCCGGACCCCGTTCGAGGCCGACATGGCGCTCCTGGACCCGCCGACGCCCGAGCAGATCGAGGCGTGGAAGGCCGAGGGCCTGAAGCTGTTCGACCCACCATGGATCACCCCGGCGATCAACAACAGGATCACCGACGAACCACCGCCGAACCACCGACAGAACAGTGATCACGACGGTGATCGACACGGTGAGCCAGACGTTGATCCCACCGCGCCCAGCGGCGCTGACGCACGCCCAGAAACCGGCACTGACCAGCACAACCAGCAGCAGAACCACCGCCCGGAAGGGGTCGGGTCGGGTCGGGTCGGGTTGCCCACCGGTGGTGCCTTGGTAGGGGCCAGAGGGCAGCCGGTGAGGGACCAGAGCGACCCGGACATCTACCACCGCCGATCCCGTGGACCCGCCGCTACCGCACTGCCACGAGGTGACCCATGACCAGACCTCGGACCCGACGGGAGATAGCGAGCTACGAATGGCGGATGGCCCGGGCAGAGGCCGAGGTCGTGTCGTGCCCGCGATGCGGGGCCCAGATCGGCGAGTCGTGCTGGAACACCGGCCTGGGGACGGACCTCCGTGCCCCGGCCCATCCACAGAGGATCAAGCAAGCGAAGGAGGCGAGCAGGTGACCCGAGAGGAGGACCCGTTGCTCGAGCGGATCGACCGCGACCTGGCCGAGTGCGACGCCCGCGCCCTGCCGCCGTTGGCGACGGGCGGGCTGCCGGTGCAGCGGATGATCGACGACTACGTGGCCCGGTTGGCCGCGACGGCGCCGCGCGGCGCCGAGCCGATCAAGCTGACTCCCTGGCAGTGGGAGGCGCTGAAGGCGATGTATCCGAACGTCGACGGGCGCACCCGGTTCGTCGGCATGCTGGGCGACCCGTTCGGCCGCCGTGTCGAGCTGGTCGACGATCCGGCCGAGGCGACCATCAAGGAGCACGTCGCGGGCAAGTGGATCGTCGACGAGGTCGCCGACCGCGCGCGCGGCGGCGTCGTCGAGGGGGTCGCCCCGCTTGTCGACGAGCCGGCGCCGACGTCATTCGTGCTGCCGCCGACGACCGAGCGGAGCCTGGATATCAGCGTCGACATCCTCGACGACCCGGAGCGCGAGTGGTCAACCCCGCCGCCGGATGCCGCCCATTCCGCACCGGGCCCATCGCTGCTGGCTCGCTTGCGTGGGTGGTGGTCCCGATGACCGACCGCGTGTGCTCGGCGCCGGGCTGTGCCCATGTGCACGACGTGCAGTGCCTGCTGATGTCGATCGCGTCGGGCGGGGTCCGGCGGGTCGCGCACGAGCGGCTCTCGGCCCCGTACGGCATGCCGGGCACGGTGATCGTCGACGAGGCGTTCCACGAGCGTGTCGGGCTGTGGGAGGAGCTGCAGACGACGATCGCGCGCCTGTCGCGGTCGGGCGGGTCGTCGGCGGGCGCCGGGAAGGGCAGCGAGTCGCCGGTGCCGTACCACGCGCGGGCGTCGGCGGTGGCGCACCGGATGCGCAACGAGCTGTCGACGTGGGCCCGCGCCCTGGCGGGCGAGCGGCAGGACCTCGAGCTGCCGCCGGACTACCCGCCGGCGGTGGCGCGGTGGCTCGCCGAGGAGCTGGCGGTGTCGTTCGTGCCCGCCGAGCTGGCGACCGGGATCCGGGAGGTGGTGCACGCCGCCGAGCGGGTCATCGACCACGGCCCGGACCGGATCTTCGTGGGCCGGTGCGAGACCCCGCTCACCGACGAGGGCCGCCGCGCGGTGGCGAAGGATCCGGACGCCGACGTGTCCCGGTGTCAGGCGGACGTGTACGCCCGCCGGGACAAGGGGTTCGTGCCGTGCCGGGAGTGCGGCGCGGTGCACGACGTCGCGTACCGCAAGCGGTGGCTGGAGCAGCACCTCGCCGGGTCGTTGGTGACCGCGGGGGAGGCGGCCCCGTACCTGTCGTGGCTGACCGACAAGCCGATCAAGGTGGACACGATCCACAAGTGGCGGACCCGCGCCGGGCGGCTCCAGTCGCAGGAGGACGCGACGGGGCGGCGGCTGTACCGGTTCCGGGACCTGCTCGCCCTCGCCCAGGAGGTGCGGACCCGGAACACTGGCCCGCGCGACAAGGAAGGATCTGCGGCATGACCGAGGACCTGGCAGCGTGGCTGCTGGAACAGATCGCCGAGGACGAAGCCCCTGCTCGTGCGTTCCTCAATGCATGTCCTGACGGGGACCCCGTCGCCGAGGCGACGGTGTACTCCGACCGCTACGACGATCTCACCGAGATGGCCACCGCGCATCTCGACCGATGGGGAGCCAAGCGCGTGCTGGCCGAGTGCGACGCCAAGCGGCAGCTCGTCGAACTGCACAAGAGCGAGGATGTCGACGGCCGCTTGACCGACGGCGAGGAGATCACCGTGCTCTGCTGCGTTGTGTGCCGAGACGAGAACGGCATGCGCGAGGAGGAGCCCTGCCCGACGTTGCGACTCCTCGCCCTGCCCCACGCCGACCGCCCGGGCTACCGCGAGGAGTGGAGACCATGAAACAAGACCTGTACGAGGACATGCGGCGCCTGTCGATGTTCCTTCTGGCCAAGCTCGGCGGCGACATCACCATCACCGAGCGGGAGTTGGTGGAGCTGGACCTCATCGGCAAGGCGATCGTGGTCAGCGAGGACCCGACCTCCCGCGCGGTGCGGGTTCGGCTGGGGACCGACCCGGCCGCTCTCGAACCGGACGTCGACCCGCTCGGCTTCGACAGGCTCGCCGACTCGCTGGGCGACAGCTCGGCGCTCGCCCGGGAGGAGCGTCTCCGTGCGGCCACGCCACGCGACATCGCGGAGGACGTCCGCCGCACGCTGTCGGAGGTCATGGGCGCGTTCTCGGTCCAGGACGTCGACGCGGCAGCGTTCTCGGAGACCATGCGGGCCGCGTCGCTCAGTGTTGAGGACTTCGACTCGGGCGGCGGTGCCCCATGACCGGCGAGCACGTGCCCCGGCTGCTCCACCCGGGCGGCACTCGTGGCCCGTGGCTCGCGGGGTGTCGGTGCGGCTGGGAGGCCGAGTCCAAGCCCCGCACCCAGGAGGCGGCCGCCGCAGCCTGGAGGGAACACCTCGAGGCAAGGCGGGAGGCGGCGCTGGCCGCCCTGCCCGACCTCGTCCTGGACTCGCAGAGCCTGTGCTCGAAGTGGGGCTTCGGGGACGGCGACGACCCCGACTGGCTGTGGGACTACTGCCAGGAGTTCGGGCTCGACCTGTTCACCGTGGACTGGCACGTCGTCCTGCGGCGGCTCGTTCGCGCGCACCTGCTGCCCGCGCTGGCCGAGCACCACGAGGTCGAGGTGTACGACATCGACACCAACCACAACCCGATCCGCGCTGGGAGGATCGACGGCCGCGAGGTCGACGACGGCGCGGGCGCGGCCTCGGCGCCGCCGCTCACCCCGGACAGCGTGTCCGTCCCCGGCCGGGTTGTGGTGGCCGAGGTGTTCGCGGGGCTCGACACGCCAACCTGATCCACCTGCTTGCCACCGGTCGGGGATGGCTTATCCTGTCGATCAGCAGGCGGACCACGTGTGCCCAGACCCCGGCTTCGACCGGGGTCTCTGCATGTCGGGGGTGAGCATGCCGGGCGCCACCACACAGCAGGGCTACGGCTGGGACCACCAGCAGGAGCGGGCCCGCTGGGCGAAAGCGATCGAGCGCGCTGGCGGCGCCGAGTGCCGGGCTGATCAGTGCGTGCACCCCACGAGGTGGATCACCGCAGGCGAGCCGTGGGACCTCGGCCACCATCCCGGCCAGCGCGGCTGGCGCGGCCCCGAGCATCCGGCGTGCAACCGCCGGCAGGGCGCCATCAACTCCAACCGGGGCGGCAACCCCGGCGCGCGGAACCCGAAGCCTCGGCGACGACGGCCGCGCCGAGACCTGATCGAGGTGAGTGTTGACCCGGCGGACCTCTGACCTCCCGCGTCGGGTGGTGCTGATCTGCGGCCCGCCGTGCGGCGGCAAGTCCACCACCGCCGAGCGGCTGGCCACCGGCCCGGCCGACTGGGTGGTCGACTTCGACGTCGTGGCCCGAGAGCTCGGCTCGCCGGTGCGGTGGCTGCACCCCGAGCCGTACCGCACGCACGCCGAGCAGCAGGTGGTGCAGCTGCTGGCCCGGCTGCCCGGCGGCGGGGAGGGCACGGCCTACGTGATCCGCTCCCTGCCCCGCCCGGAGCAGCGGGCGATCGCCGCCCGGATCAGCAACGCGGCCGCGACGCTCGTGCTCGACCCCGGCGAGGACGAGTGCCTGCGTCGGGCCACAGTGGACGGTCGGCCGGAGGGGACGGCCGAGCAGATCCGGTCCTGGTACGCCCGTTACCGACCGTGGTCGGGCGACACGACGGTGATCCACTAAACAAACCGACCGATCGGTCTGTTACCTCGCGCCGAAGCGCAAACTGTACGACTTGCTCATGATCAAAAAATCCGGAGGGGCGAACCTCTGCCCTGACAGCTGTCAGGGCTGGCCCCTCCCCCCGTGACGCGGACGAAATGTGTTCGCTGTCGTTTTTGATCTTGGGCGACAAACCGTACAGTTTCCGGTTTTTTGCGTCACGACAAATTGTGAATTCTTCGATTTGTAACGGGAATTCTGATAACGATTTTCCGGAGAAATTGTTACGAGAAATTGTGAGGTGGCGATCATGAGCGCTCTGCCGACCCTCTGTCGGATGGTCCTCTACACCCTGAGCGAGGCCGATGCCGCGAAGATCAACGCTCGTCGCGACGCCGACCGGAACTCGGGGAATCGGGTGGAGGCCGGCCAGGACTGCGCGGCCATCGTCGTCGCGGCCTGGGGCAACAGCTCGGCGAACCTGCAGGTCCTGCTGGACGGCACCGACACCTACTGGGCCACGTCCCGGTCGGAGGGCGACGAGCAGGGTCACTGGCACTGGCCGCCCAGGGCCTGAACTGCGATGTTGCGGCACGCGCGGGGACCAGTGGCCGAGCGGCTGATTGTCTGGGCGGGCCGACTTGGCTGTCGGTTGCTCGACCGGCACCACTACTCGGCGTGCCGCGGTCGGAGTGATCACGGCCCGGCCACCGACCGCTACGGCTACCCGGTGCGTCGGCGATGACCGAGGAGGAGCGCAAGGAGGCCGCTCGTCGTCGGCAGGCGAAGTACAGGGAGCGGTTGAAGGCGCGGGCCGACGCGCACCGTGAGGGCGACCACTCGCTGTGCCGACCCGGTCAGTGCGAGGCGGCGGCCGCAGTCGCGCCGGAGGTGACGGAGCCTGCCGGTGACGAGCTGGAAGACGTGGACGGTGACGCGGGTGGGGGCGTGACGCGTGACGTCACGCCCGCCCTCAAAAAATCGGTGTCACAGTGGCCGGTACCTGCGAGTTTGGGGGTCCGCGGCCAGCGACTGTGGGACGAGATGGCTGCCCTGAAGTTGGGGCCGACGCACGTGCTGGTGCTGGAGCGGGCGTGCCGGATGGCCGACCGGCTGGCGCGTCTGGACTCGCTGCTGGAGGGCGGGGACTGGCTGGAGGGTGTGGTCCAGCGCCTGGGTGACGACGGGGTCGTTGAGGTGCGGGTGAAGGTCGACAGGGCGCTCGGCGAGACCCGTCAGCACGAGAACGTCCTGAAGCTGCTCATCGCGGAGCTGCGGAACGCGACCCGTCCGGTCGCTGCCACGCCAGGTACGGCGCCAGCGACGGTGCCGACGGGGATGCCGCAGGAGGTCGCCGATGACGACGACGATGAGTCCGGGCCGAAGCGGGCTGGGAACGTCACGAACATCTCGGGCATCCTCGGTCGGTGATCCGCGGCCGCGGATCGAGGTCTATCCGGCGTACGCCTACAGCAGGGCTCAGGACGCGATCGACCTGTGGGAGCTGGCCGCGGGCACGTCGATGGACCCGTGGCAGCGGGACTCCGAGGAGATCCTCTGCGCGGTCGCGGCCGACGGCACGTGGGCGTGTCCCGAGTACCTCGAGTTGGTGGCCCGTCAGAACGGCAAGGGGGTCATCCTCGAGGCCCGGGTGTTGGCGGGCTTCCTGAAGTGGGCCGAGCGCCTGATCCTGTGGTCTGCCCAGTTGCGGGACACCGCGCTGGAGGGGTTCCTGCGGACCGAGGACCTGCTGCGCAACCTCGGCTGGAGTGTCGGCAAGAACCTGATCATGATCGGGCCGGTTCCCTGCCCGCCGAAGTGTCGGCCGGGGCGCTGCCGGTTTGACCAGGGCAAGGGTCACGTCATCCCGATCAAGGTCAACTACACGAACGGCAAGGAAGCGTTCATCAGGCTGGACACGCGCCAGCGGATCAAGGTCATCACCAGGTCGGAGCAGTCTGGTCGAGGGTTGTCGCCGGACGTGATCGTGGTCGACGAGGCCATGTTCTTCACCGACGCGGAGAACGAGGCGTTGGCGTTCGCGCAGAGCGCCCGCCCGAATCCGCAGATGATCTTCACCAGTTCGCCGCCGATCGACGGCGACAGTGGAGAGGTGCTGTTCCGGCTCCGAGACCGGGCGCTGGCCATGCTGAACGGCGAGCCCCTGGATGTCGAGGTCGAGGACGACGAGCCGGAGGCGCTGGGAGCGCGGATCTGGGGCGTGGAGGGCGACCTCGACCATCTCGGGAAGATCGACTTGCGGGACGTGCGGAACGTGCGCGCGGCGAACCCGGCCTACGACATCCGCATCAAGCCGCGCACCGTGGCACGCGAGCGCCGGAAGATGACCCCGAGGGGGTTCGCTCGGGAGCGGCTGTGTATCTGGCCGGTGCCGCGCCTGGTCGCTGGCGGTCGGATCGACCCGGACCGCTGGGAGGCTCTGCAGGACGGCTCGTCGGCGTGGGTGCGCTCGATTGGGTGCTCGTTCGGTGTGGAGGTGTCGTCCGAACTGGACGCCGCGGCGATCGTGCTGTACGGCGTCCGCGAGGACGACCTGGGGCACGTGGAGCTGGTCGACCGCAGGGCGGGTATCGCGTGGGTGGCGGCTCGCCTGAAGGAGTTGAAGCGGGAGAAGGACCCGATCGCGATCGGCATGAACGCGATGACGTTCGGCGTGCTGAGGGTGGACCTGAAGAACGCGGGGATGATCCGGCCGGAGGACCGCAAGCACGACGACGAGAAGGACCCGGAGAAGACCCGGCCCCGTCGCGGTGACCTGTTGGTGACGGGCGGCCCGGACGCGGCCGCGGCCTGCGGCCAGATCATCGTGGCCGTCGACGAGCGAGGCATCCGGGTGAAGCCGCACCCGGAGTACCCGGAGATCCTCGACGCGGCCGTTGAGGGTGCGAAGACCCGGCGCTCGGGTGACGCGCTGGTGTGGGTGCGGTCGGACAAGACCGAGGAAATCGAGATCAGCCCTGTCGGCGCCATGACGTCCGCCCGGTTCGCGCACCTGGCCCGAGTCGGCGCGCTGGTCGAGGAGAAGCCGCCGCCGGCCCCGCCGCTGGTCGAACTGGAGCCGCGTCCGGCCGAGGGTGGCGGCCTGATGGAGGCCGGGTTCTGACGATGGAGGAGGTAGGCCGTGCCCGATAGTCCAGCAGTTCCGGTGAGCGAAGTCGGGTACGTGGTCGAGGGCGCGTCCTGGTGGAACCACCTGGAGCTCGAGTCGACGCCTGAGCTGCGGTGGCCGCTGTCGATCGAGGTCTATGACCGGATGCGGCGGCAGGACGCGCAGGTGGTGTCGGTGCTGCGGGCGGTGACGTTGCCGGTGCGGCGCACCACGTGGCGGGTGGATCCGAACGGTGCGCGGCCGGAGGTGGCGCAGCTGATCGCCGAGGATCTGGGCTTGCCGCTGGTGGGTGCGGAGTCGGCGCCGCCGGTGCGGTCGCGGGACCGGTTCTCGTGGCTGCGGCACCTGCGGTTGGCGCTGCTGATGCTGCCGATGGGGCACAGCTTCTTCGAGCAGGTGTACCGGGTGGACGACGCGGGCCGGGCCCGGCTGCGGAAGCTGTCGCAGCGGCCGTCTCGCACGATCCACGCGGTGAACGTGGACAGCGACGGTGGGCTGATCTCGATCGAGCAGTGGACGGGGCGGGACGGCCGGAGCAAGCCGGTGCCGATCCCGGTGGACCGGCTGGTCGCCTACGTCAACGAGATGGAGGGCGGGAACTGGCTGGGCCAGTCGATGCTGCGGTCCTGCTACAAGAACTGGCTGCTGAAGGACCGGCTGCTGCGGGTGCAGGCGCAGACCGTGGAGCGCAACGGGCTGGGTGTCCCGCTGTATCGGGGGGCGCCGGGTGAGGCGGACCTGAGCAAGGGGCTGGCCATGGCCAAGGCGTGGCGGGCCGGGGACGCGGCCGGCGCCGCGGTGCCGAACGAGGCGGACCTGATCCTGCGGGGCGTGGACGGCGACCTGCCGGACGCGGACAAGCCGATCCGCTACCACGACGAGCAGATCGCCCGCGCGGTGCTCGCGCACTTCCTCAACCTCGGCACCCAGACCGGTAGCTGGGCCTTGGGCTCGACGTTCGCGGACTTCTTCACCCTCAGCCTGCAGAGCGTCGCTCAGGAGGTCGCTGACGTCGCGACCCAGCACATCGTCGAGGACCTGGTCGACCTGAACTGGGGCGAGGACGAACCGGCCCCCAAGATCACGTTCGACGAGATCGGCTCCCGGCACCCGGCCACGGCAGAGGCGATCAAGATGCTGATCGACGCGGGCGCGCTGTCGCCGGACGACGGGGTCGAGCAGCACCTGCGCAACGCCTACGGGCTGCCGCCGTCACAGCCCAAGGGCGAGCGGGCCGCGGACGCGCGGGAGCTCACCGAGATGCTGCAGAAGATCTACCTCGCGGTCGGTCCGGTGATCACTAAGCCGGAAGCGCGGGGGATCTTGAACCGGGCGGGCGCGAACCTCGAGGACCTGCCGGCCGAGGCCGACCCGCCGGCCGACCCGCCGGGCGAGCCGGTGTCTCCCGAGCCGGAAGGCGGCGACGATGCCTGACGTCGAGGTGCCCGCGGCGCCGCCGATGGGCCGCGTGGTGAACGTCGAGCTGATGCACACCGGCACGTGGAACGCCTCGACCGGCGAGTTCACCGCCACCGTCGAGGACCTCGCGGCCGCGGTGGGGGCGCTGGACTGCCCGGCGGTGCGGCGCCCGATCCTCAAGCTCGGCCACACCCCAGATCCGGCGCCCGGGCAGCCCGCGGTGGGGTTCATCGCGAACCTGGCGACCGCCGAGGACGGCCGCACGCTCGTCGGCGACTACGTCGGGTTGCCGGGGTGGCTGGTCGACGAGGACGAGAACGGCGACTCGGTGCTGACCTCGGCCTACCCGGACCGGTCGATCGAGGGCCAGTACGACTTCCGCTGCCAGCTCGGCCACACGCACCCGTTCGTGATCACCGCTGTGGCGCTGCTCGGGGAGGAGCGCCCGGCGATCGGCACGATCCAGTCCCTTCAGGACCTCGCCGACCTCTACGGCGTGGCCGCGGCCGCCCCGGACGGCTCAGACGAACCGTCGGGCGAGCTGATCACCTTCACCGTTTCGAGACAGGGAGGCGTCATGCCGAACCCGAGGCCCGCGACGGTCGCCGCGTCGGTGACGACCGAGGACGTCCGGCGGGCGTTCTACGCGTCACCGATGGGCGACGGCTGGTCGATGTGGATCGAGGAGATTCAGCTCGACCCGCTGCAGCTGATCGTCATGGACGACGACAAGGCGGTCCGGTCCCGGGTGCCGGTGACCGTCGGCGAGGGCGACGGCACGGACGCGGTGTCCTTCGGCGACCCGATCCCGGTGGTCATCCGGTACGACGACGCGCCGGTCGCCGCCGCGGCCGCGGCGGTGTCGGCGACCCGCCGGCCGATCCGGTACGCGTCGCGCACCGAGTCGCGGCCCGCGCCGACCGTGAAGCAGGGCATCGCGCAGGTGGCCGCCGCCACGGTGGCCAACCCGGCGAACAAGACGTCCCCCGCGGCATCCGCGGCGGGGGCTGCACCAACCACGGAAGGAGCCGGCATGGACCCGGCAAAGCTCAGGGAGGGTCTCGGCCTGGCTCCGGACGCTTCCGACGAGGACGTGACCGCCGCGATGCAGGCCGCGCTGTCCTCGGGTTCCACCACCCCGCCCGCCGACGCGGGCACCCCGGCCGCGCCGCCCGCTCCGGCGGCCGAGCCGGTCGCCGCCGCGGCCGGCACGCCGCCGCGGGTCGCGGGCACGATGATCATCGACGCCTCGGCGTGGGAGGCGCAGCAGGCGGCGATCAGGCGCCTGGAGGCGGACGCGGCCAAGCGGGCCCGCGAGGAGCGGGACACCGTCATCGCGTCCGCCGTGCGGGACGGCAAGTTCGCGCCCGCCCGCAAGGAGCACTGGGTGCGGCTGTGGGACGCCGACCCGGAGGGCACCCGGCAGGTCATCGCGGGCCTGCAGAAGAACGTCATCCCCGTCAGCGCGCTCGGCCACGCCGACGACACCGACGCGTCCATCGACGACGAGTACGCGCACCTGTTCCCGCCGGTGCCGGGCGGCAAGAAGAAGGGGGCCTGACCCATGGCCGACTACCAGCCCGTCTACACCGGCGGCGCCAAGCCGTTCACCATGACCACCTCGGGTGCCGTGACCGGCGGCCGGGTACTCGCCTCGTCGGGCAACAACACCGTCGCCCACGCGGGCGCGGCGTCCACGGTCGCGGTCGGCGTGGCCGCGCACGACGCGCCCTCGGGCGGCCGGGTGTCCATCTGGCCGCTGGAGGGCGTCATTCACGAGATCGAGGCCGCGGGCGCGATCGCCGCCGGCGGCGGCGTGCAGACCGCGGCCAACGGCCAGGCCGACCCGGTCACCACGTCGATCGCCGCCGGTTCCGCCGCGGGCACCCTGATCGGCACGGCCATCACCACCGCGGCGGGCTCGCCGCTGAAGCTGCGCGTCCAGGGACGCCGCTAACACCCGAGAGGAGTAAGGGATCATGCCACTCGCGAACCCGCCCACCCTGTCGGGCGACACCCTGTCGATCAGCCGGTTCCTGCAGTCGCCCGCCGCGATCCAGCGTCGGCTGCGCACGTTCCAGGACCTGCGGTTCATCAGCGACCAGCTGCTCACGCAGCGGTTCAACAGCCAGGGCGGCGCGGTGCTCTACGAGCAGTCCGAGCCGTCGGTGACCGACCGCACGGTCGAGGCCGTCGCGTCCGGGTCGGAGTACCCGTACGCGAACCTGCCGGTCGGCACGGCCGCGCTGGCCGCGATCGCCAAGTGGGGCCAGAAGGTCAAGCTGACCGACGACGAGATCGCCCGCAACGCGTTCGGCGGGTCGGCGGTCGACCGGGCGCTGCGCAAGGTGGTCAACTCGATCATCTCGCAGGTCGACGCCATCACCATGTCGGCGATCTACTCGGCGGTCACCGCCACCTTCGACGTCACCTCCGGTGGCGGCGCGGCGTGGACGGCGGCGGCGCCGACGATCGTGCGGGACATCCTGCGCGCGAAGGCGGCGATCGTCGCCCTCAACCAGGGCTACAACCCCGACACCCTGGCGCTCAACGACACCCAGTACGCCTACGTGATGTCCGACGAGAAGATCGCCGGGCTGCGGTCGCGGGAGACCACCGACAACCCGGTCTACACCGGGGAGATCGAGCGGCTCGCCGGGCTGATCATCGTGCGGTCGCCGTCGATCACCAACCCGATGGTGCTCGACTCCACCCAGCTCGGCGGCATGGCCGACGAGGTCGACGGCGCGCCGGGCTACTCGGTGTCCGACCTCGGCGTCCAGGTGAAGTCGATCCGCAAGGACGACCTCGACGCCTGGGACCTGCAGGGCCGCCGCAAGACGGTCCCGGTCGTGCAGGAGCCGGGCTCGGCCATCGAGATCACGAACACGGGGCTGTGACCCATGACCATCTACCGTGTGACAGCCCCGATGGTCCTGCTCAAGACCAAGGGAGCGGGCGACAAGTTGTCGGTCAACGGCTTCTACGCGGGCGCGGTGCTGCCCTCGTCGGTCGCCGAGGTCGACGCGGACAACCTGCAGCGCCACGTCGACCGCGGCTGGGTCGAGGAGGTCGACGCGTCGGCCACCGACTCCGTGTCGGAACCGGCCGCGTCGCAGGATCCCGAGCCGCAGACGCCGGACAGCGACCCGGACGCCGTGCCGCAGGGGTCGATGGAGGTCGTGCTCGCCTGGGTCGGTGACGACCAGGAGCGCGCCGCGCGTGCGCTTGAGGCCGAGCGGTCCGCGTCGAAGCCGCGCACGACGCTGGTCGACCAGCTGACCGCGCTGGCCGGCCAGGCGTGAGGGGAGGCGTACGCGGATGAGCACCAGCATCGCGACCCTGGGCGAGTTCGCGTACGCCATCCGCCGCTCCACCGCGACTGCGGCCCACCACCAGTTGCTGCTCGAGCTCGCCGAGGGGCTCGTCACCGACGAGATCGGCGTGCAGGACAGCTACCCGGTGACGGTCAAGGCGGTCGTGCTCGCGGCGGCGGCCCGCGCGTACTTCGAGCGGGAGGGTGCCGAGCAGGAAGCGCTCGATGGCGACCTGCGCGGCGTGTACCTGACCGACGAGGAAGTCGCCCGGCTCTACGGCTCGAGCGGCCAGGCGCCACAGTTCGCCTTCCCCGGAACGTGGCCCTACCCGGACCCGGTCGAGCTGCCCGCCGAGGAGGTGACCTCGTAGTGGCCGTCGTCTGGTGCGCCACGATGGAGGAGGTCAAGGCGGCGACCGACACCCGGGAGACGGCGCGGAACAACGCGCAGATCGCGCGGGTGATCGCCGGGGCGACGGACTCGGTCGAGGACATGCTCAACCGCCGGTTCTACCCGGAGGTCGACGTCCGGTACGCGGACTGGCCGTCCCACGTGGACCCGGTCGACGGGTCGCGGGTGGTGTCCCTGGACTACGACGTCGTCGAGCTGACCGAGCTGACCGTCGCCGGGGTGCCGGTCGACGAGTCGCTGTACGAGCTGGAGTCCGAGCGGGACGGTGAACCGCCGTACGTGGCGGTGCGGCTGGACGCGTCGGTCACCCTGCCGGACGGGGTCGCCACCCGCGACGCGGTCGGGCTCGCGGGCACGTTCGGGTTCGACGCCAACGAGGACGCGGCCGGCACGCTGGCCACGACGGTCGACGACGCGACCGACACGGTGGACGTGTCGGACTCGAGCGCGGTCGGCGTCGGGAGCCTGCTGCGGATCGGCGCCGAGCGGATGCTCGTCGACCGCAAGTCCATGCTCGACACGGGCCAGACCACCCAGGGCGCGCTGACGAACAGCAACGCCGACCAGCTGCTGCTCGTCACCTCCGGCGCCGCGTACGCCGAGGGCGAGGTGGTGATGGTCGACGCGGAGAAGATGCTCGTCGTCGAGATCGCCGCCAACACCCTCGTCGTGAAGCGGGCCTGGGACGGATCCACGCTCGCCGCCCACAACCCAGGTGCGGCGGTGTTCGCGCCGCGGCGGCTCACCGTGCGCCGCGGTGTGCTCGGCACGGCGGCGTCCGAGCACACCGCGGGCGCGATGATCGGCCGCCACCGGATCCCGGACTTGGTGCGGCAGCTTGGGGTCGCCGAGTCGCTGGTGGGGATGGCGCAGGAGAACGGCGGCTACGGCCGCACCGTCGGGTCCGAGGGCGCCGAGCGGCCGGCGGCGGGCGCGGGTATCGAGGACCTGCGGGCGCGGGCGCGGGCCGCGTATGGGCGCCGACGGTCCTGATGTCCCCGGTCAACTACCGCGGTCCCCTGTTCGACGGGACCGCGGCCAAGCAGCTGCGTGCCGGCGCCGAGGCGGTTGAGCAGGACGTGGCCGAGCAGATGCGGGACCTGGTGCGCCAGACCCTGCGGGCGTCGGCGAAACACCCCACCGGGCGCTACGAGTCGCGGGTGCGGGTCGACGCCGCGGGCGGCGACCGGGTCGTCACCGACACCGGGGTCGTCTACGCCGACTGGCTCGGCCGCGGCGACACCCCCCGCAACCGGTCGACGGGGTTCCGCGGCTACCAGCACTTCGAGCGGGCGGCCGACCGGATCCGGCCGCAGGTCGTCACGATCGCCGAGCGGACGCTCGCCCCGTACATCAACCGGATGAAGTGAGGTGTCCGTGGCCGTCGAGCTGCAGGTGGACGCGATCATGGCGAAGGTCGTGTCCGTCGTCGAGTCGCTCGCCGTCGTGGAGACCGTCAACGGCGGCGACAACATTCACGTCGTGGGCGCCGGGCTGCGGGCGTCCGTGTCGCCGGAGCGGATCGCGTCGCCGCCCGGATCGTCCGGACTGGACTCGGCGAGCGTCGTGCTCACCGTCAGGGTGCGGCTGTTCGACCGGGTGTTCCCCACGCCGGTCGACGAGTTCAGCACCGACCTGCTGAAGGCCATCGGCAAGGTGTGCGGCGCCTACCTCGGCGGCTTCACCCTCGGCGGGCTGGTGCGCGACATCGACCTGCACGGCAGGCACGGCCAGGCAATGACGGTGCAGGCCGGATACATGGACGTCCCGGACGGCACGTGCCGCGTGATGACGCTGCTGCTGCCGCTGGTGATCGACAACGCGTGGGAAGAGGTGGCGTGAATGCTGTGGATCTGCAAGGTCGACGGCGTCCGGTACGCGGTCGGGTTGCCGTGCTGCCCGGAGTGCGGATCGACCGAGTACGCCGAGGAGGGCTCCGAGCACGACCCGGCCGAGATCGCGGCCGTGCCGGAGGGCACCGCGGACGAGGTGGTGGCCTGGGTCGGCGACAACCCGAAGAACGCCGCCGTGGCACTGGCCGCCGAGGAGGCGTCCGACAAGCCGCGCAAGACCGTCGTCGAGCCACTGTCCAAGGTGGTCGAGAGGGCCGCCTCCACGGAAGGCGCGACGCTGGTTTCCGAGCCTGGTCCGGAGCTGGCCGACCTGCCCGAGGGTTCGCGGGTGAGGGTGGCCGAGCAGTCCGGTGAGGAGCCGGGCAAGTGAAGCAGGGCGGCCTCGGTCAGGTAGTGATGCTCGACGGCTACGACCTGTCCGGCGACATCCAGTCCTACACGCTCTCTGGTGGGAAGGCGCCGATCGAGGTGACCGGCGTAGATAAGCGCGCGTTCGAGCGGATCTTCGGTCGCCGCGACGGCCAGATGGCGGCGGTCACGTACTTCAACCCGGGTACCGACCGCGCGCACGAACTCCTGTCGCCGCTGCCGCTGACCGACCGGATATTCACCATCGCCGACCCGGACTCCGGGCAGGCGTGGGCACTCGTCGGCAAGCAGATCAGCTACGACCCGAACTTGACCACCGACGGCGCGCTCACCTGCAACGTGGCCGCGCAGGCCAACGGATACGGCATCGAGCACGGCGACCTGCTCACCATCGCGGGCCAGGCAACCCGCACCGGAGCGGGCGCCGAGTCCGCGGTGGACTTCCTGGTGCCGACCGCGTTCGGGGCGCAGGCCTACCTGCAGGTGACCGCGTTCACCGGCACCGACTGCACGCTCGCGGTGCAGTCCTCATCGGACAACGGAGTCGGCGACGCGTGGGCCAACGTGCCCGGGCTGGTGTTCGCCGCGACCACCGCCGCGCGCACCGCGCAGCGGGTCGAGACCGCCCGCACCGCCACCATTGAGCGGTACCTCCGGGTGAACGCCACCACCACCGGCGGGTTCTCCTCGATCACGTTCAAGGTGCTCGTGGTCAAGAACGAAGCGGAGGTGACGTTCTGATGCAGCTGCACCGCCCACTGAACCGGATCGAGCCGAAGCTGCCGCCGCACCTGATGAACACCCACCTGATCCTCGCGCCACCCCAGACGCACTTCCGTCCGGCGACGTGCGAGGAGGTCGGCTGCCCCCACTTCCTGGAGGGCTGGCGGGTCAAGATCGACGCGCTGCCGCCGGAGATGGTGCACGCCGCGAAGAACTCCGGCCGCCGCTGGCGCGAGATCCCCGTCGCGCCCGGCGAGACGTGGCTCGAGTTCGAGCCGGGCCAGAAGTGTTTCAAGTGGTTCTCCCACCGGGTGCGGCTCGACCGGCCCGAGCTGTACCTCAAGCGCGAGGGCGACCACCGCGGCAATCCCCGCCGCCTGGACGACGTGAAGTTCAGCGGCCCTGACGCCTGGGCGGACTCGCTCGGTACCCAGCTGGACCAGATCGAGAAGAGGAGATAGGCCATGGCCAAGATCAGTGGTCTCGGGTGGACCACGTTCTCCGTGGACAGCGCGGCCGGCGTCGCCAACGACATCCGCAACGACGTAACCGCGCTGCAGATCGCCACCCCGCGCGGCGTGCAGGACGTCACCGGCCTGGACAAGTCCGCCTACGAGCGGCTGCTGCTGCTCGCCGACCTGTCCGTCACCCCGTCCGGGGTGTTCAACCCCAGTGCGGGCAAGTCGCACCAGACCCTGAAGTCGGTGTCGTCAACGTCGGTGCTGCGCACCACCACCATCGGGATCGCCGGCGAGTCGCTCGCCGCCGAGGTGTACTACACCGACTACTCGCAGGCGCGTGGCACGGACGGCGCGTTCACATGGACCGCGCCCGGCGTGCTCGGCGACGGCCAAGTCCCGACCTGGACCCCGTAGGGCACGCGCGTGGGCTACAGCCGACGTGCCGCGCTCCCGGTCTTCAAGCTGCGGTTCGAGGAGTTCCCGGGGCTCGTGGTCCGCGCCCGGCCCGCGAGCCTGCGGGGCACCCTGCTGGTGCAGGAGTTCCTGCCGGTCGTGCGGCACGCGCATGCCCCCTACTCCCTCGAGCAGTTGCAGGCCTTCGAGAAGCTCGCGGCAGCGCTCGCGGCCGAGCTGGTCGGCTGGACGCTCGAGGACGAGGACGGCGCCCCGGTCCCGGCGGACAAGCGGCACCTGGTGCGGCAGGACCTGCCGTTCGTCGTGACCGTGGTGTCGGCCTGGCTCGCCGCCCAGGAACAGGCGGCCCGCCGCAAGCCCGCCGCTGCGGCGCCCCCGCCCGCCGCGGACACGCCCGCCGCGCCGCCGGGGCCGAGCGACGATGAGCAGCTGCTCGCCGACCTTCCCACCCAGCCGGGGCCAGTCCCTGTGCAGGCCGCCGCCGAGCCAGAGGTGGTGCCGCCGGAGAGCCGCGCTGTGCCCCTGTCGACCGAGCCGGAGATCGCCGCCGCACAGGCCGAGGCGGGGTACACGGCGCCAGAGCCGGCCGCGATGTTGAGCGAAGTGTAGGAGGTGGCGACCGGTGGCTAACGAAATCGAGATCACCGTCGCCGCCGATGGATCACAGAGCTTCGACAAGATCGAGAAGGACGCGAAGCGGGCAGGGGAGGGCGTCGAGAAGAACCTCACGAAGGGGTTCAAGGAGGCCGAGAAGGCAGGCGACAAGGCGTCGAAGTCGATCGGCGACGGCGCCAAGAAGATCGACAAGGCGTGGAGCGACGCGGCCCGCGGCGCCAAGGACGCCCTGGACGACATCGAGCGGGAGGCGCGGGACTCTGGCCACGGCATGGACCAGGCCATGTCCGAGGCTGTCCGGTCGATGCGCGCCGACCTCGAGCGGCTGGAGCGCCAGGCTCAGCAGTCCGGCGGCAAGCTGGACTCGGAGATGCGGGAGGCGCTGCGCAAGATCCGGTCGGAGGCGCAGAAGACCCGCAAGGAACTCGACGAGGCGCTGAAGGCGCCCGACGGGGGAGGGTTCGGGGAGTCGCTCGCCGAGTCCTTCGGCGGCGGGTTCGACATCGGTGGCCTGATCGAGGGTGGCCTCGGCAAGGCCGGCGCCGCGGGTGGTCTCGCGACCGCTGGCGCCGCGGCCGGAGCCATGTACGCGGACGCGATGGTCGGCGCCTTCCAGGACTACTGGAGCCGTGACCGGCTCGGCGGCATCATCTCGGCCCAGCAGGGCGGCACTGTCGGCGATGCACGCCGACTCGGTCGGGTCACTGGGGAGGCCTACTACAGCGGCATCTCTGACTCGGTCGAGGACAGCGCGGCGGCGTTGTCCGGCGTGCTGAGTCAGGGGCTCGTGGACACGGGCGCCAGCGAAGAAGAGTTGCGGCGGCTGACCAACATGGCGGCCACCGCGGCGACCGTCGTCGGCGAGGACGCTGGGCGCATCGGCCGCGCCGCCAAACAGCTGCTGATCAACGACATGGCCGGCAGCGCCGAGCAGGCGATCGACATCATCGTCACCGCATCCCAGCGCGGGGTCAACGTCAGCGGCGACATGCTCGACACCCTCGAGGAGTACGCGCCGCAGTTCCATCGGCTCGGTCTGGACGGGGCCGAGGCGCTCGGCCTGATCAACCAGATGCTCCAGGGCGGTGCCCGCAACTCGGACATCGCGGCCGACACCTTGAAGGAATTCCTGCTGATCGCGAGCGAGGGCAGCGACCAGGCCCGCCGCGGGTTCGAGTCGCTGGGGCTTGGCGCCGACGCCATGATCGCCTCTATCAACCAGGGCGGCCCCGCGGCGCGTGCCGCGCTCGACGAGGTGGTCGACCGGCTGAAGGCTGTCGAGGACCCGGTCAAGCGGAACCAGATCGCGCTCGACTTGTTCGGCACCAAGGCGGAGGACGCGGCCTGGTCGCTGTACAGCATGGACCTCGACACGGTGGCCGGCGAGATGGATGGGGTGGCTGGCGCAACGCAGCGAGCCCAGGACGTCATCGCCGAAACTGAGCCGCCGACGGACAAGCTGAGCCGTGGCTTCCAGCGGCTGAGCGACGGCGCGCTCGGTGTCGCCTTCTCGGTGCTCGGTGTGAACGAGGCGACCGAGAGCATGTCCGGCACCTGGGAGCGGGCCAACGGGCAGGCGACCGAGTTTGGTACCGCGCTGGACAAGTCAGGGGACAGCGCGTCCGATGCGGCCGGTGCCAACGAGGTGTACGCGGCGAGCCTGGATGAGTTGATCAGCAAGCAGCACGAGGCGGTCACCGGGGTCATCGACTTCAACGACGCGCAGATCGATGCGCAGCAGGCGATTCAGGGCGCTAGCGAGGCCGCGAAGGAGTTTGCGGGCGAAGGGCTGAACGCCACCAAGGATGGGTTCGACCTCACCACCGAGGCGGGACAGGAGCTGTCGAAGTCGCTGTACGAGGTCGCCGACACAACCTGGTCCACCGTGGAGGCGATGCAGCAGCAGGGCAAGGCGCAGCAAGAGGTGCAGACCTACGTGGAGGGGAGCAAGAACAAGTTCTATCAGCTGGCCAGGCAGATGGGCATCGGCGAAAGGGCTGCCGGTCGGCTCGCCGACCGCCTGTTCGACATCCCGCTCAACCGCAAGTCCACGGTGGACGTGAACACCGCGCGAGCGGAGGCCCGGCTGGCGATCTTCCGGGCAGCGGCCGACATTGCTACGCGGGACCGCACGATGGACATCTTCGTTCGCTCGAACCCGATCGCCGGTCTGTTCCTCGGGGGCGGCAAGGCGTCGGGCGGTATCACCTCCGGCGTGTGGGGTGCGGAGTCCGGTGGGCAGCGGCACGGCGGCACCCTCATCAACGAGGCCGGACCCGAGCTGGTGGAGCTGCCGTCCGGGTCACGGGTGATGACCGCGGGTGCCACGCGAGCGATGGCCGAGCGCGGCCTGCTCGGCGGCGGGGGCGATGGGGTTGCGCAGGTGGTCGTCAGCATGGACGGAGCGGACGGTGTGGCCCGCGCGCTGCTGAAGTCCCTGCGCGTGATCGTCATCAACGAGTACGGCGGCGACGTGCAGCGGGCGTTGGGCAAGGGGGCTCGATGAGCGGCATCGACCTCGATGTCGAGATGTACCTGGCGCCGGAGTCGACCGGGATCTACGGCTGGGTGCCGTTTGTGCCGATGGCCGGCCAGGAGCTGCAGGTGGAGCGCGGCGTCGACGAGCTGAACGCGGAACCGAAGCCTGGGCAGATGACGGCCTGGATCAGGGACCCGAACGGGAACCTGAACCAGGACAACCCGATGGGCCTCTACTACGGGTCGATCGGGCGGGGAGTCCAGTGCCGGTCCCTGATCCGCGCCGCGGCGGACACGTTCAGCACCCCGTCGAGCAACTCGTGGGGCTCGAGCTGGACGAACGGTTCGTCGTCGGGTGGCACCGTGTCCGCTACCGACTGGTCGGTGTCCGGCGGGACGGCCAGGCACAGCGTCCCGGTCGCGGGCGCCTACCGGGTGTCGGAGTACAACAAGGCCACGCAGCGGCAGGTCGACGCCGAGGTGCGCGTCACCGTCACCGTGCCGACGTCGAACGTCACCGGCACGGGCGCCATGGCGACGGAGGTGTGGTTCCGCGCCACGGACGTGCTGAACTACGTCGCGATGTCGCTGGCGTTCCAAGTGGACGAGACGCTGCAGATCGCGTTCTACGACCGGACCGCTGGTGTCAACCGGTGGCTGCTCTACTACACGACGGTGCCGGGGTTCTCGCTCACCACCGGCACCACGTTCGACATCGCCTGCCAGTGCGAGGCGGGCACGCTGCGCGCGAAGGTGTGGAAGCACGGCGATCCGGAGCCGATGGACTGGCAGGTCACGGTGTCCGGTGCGGGCATCCGGCCCGGCTATGTCGCGGTCGCCTCGTTCGTCTACGCGGGCAACACCAACGCCGCGCCGAACACCTTCGTCTACGACGACTTCAAGCTCCGGCTGCCGGTGTTCGCCGGCGAGATCGCCGACATCACGCCGCACGGCGACGACAAGAGTCGCGGTGCCCGTCGGGCGCGGGTGGTCGCGCGGGACATCATCCACCGGCTGCAGCTGCCCGGTGCGCCGGAGAAGTCGATGATGCGCCGCGGCCGCTCGTCGTCGCGACTGTGGCGCTACGTGGGAACCAACACCGCGACCGGCGGCACGGTGAACACGTTCGTGCTGCCCACCGCGAACCTCGGCAGCACCGCGGTCGGGGACCTCTTGTTCTTCACGCAGGGCGGTTACCGGCTGGAGGACACCCCGTTCCGCGTCACCGGCATCTCCTCGGTGGCCGGCACGTCGACGATCACGTTCACGCCCGACGCGCGGGACGCGGTCGCCTCCGGTGTCGTCGCCCTCGTCATCCGCGAGTCCGGTACGGGGACGCTGCCGCTCGCGTACTGGTCGATGGAGGACGGCAGCGCGAGCACGCAGGTGACACCCAGCCTGCCCGGCACGCCGACCATGTCGATCCTCGGCGGCACACCGGACTTCGCGTCCTACTCGGACTTCCCGTGCTCGGAGCCCGTGCTGCAGCTCAACGACGCCGAGCTGCTGGCCACGCTGCCCAACTACGCCAACACCACGAACGCGATCAGCTGGTTGTTCCTCCTCGGGATGCCGACGACCGACGACCCGGCGACCGGCTCCGACCTGATCCAGTGGTACAGCACCGGCACCGCCCGCTCCTACGACCTGCTGTACCAGGCGACAGGGAATGGACGGCTCGAGCTGCGGGCCTACGACTCCGACGGCGTCCAGCTGTTCAGCAGCGGCGCCATCGAGTTCAGCCTGCGCGGCCGGCCGTGCCAGGTGACCGTGTCCCTGGAGGAGACCGCCGGTCAGGTCTACTACTACATGTCGACGATCGGCATGGACGGCACGACCGGCGGCGTCGGTCCGATCGCGATGACCAGCGTGACCACCCTCGGCAAGATCAACCGGGTGCGGGTCAACCCGAACGGCGGCTACGACAACGTCGCCATGGGGCACCTGACGTTCGTGCCCAGCCGCATGGAGACCTCGTTCACCCTCAACGACGTGGTGGGATGGCGAGGCCACAACGCGCTGCGGTGGCTGCTGCGGCTGTCCTATGAGGAGCGGATCCCGTTCAGTTACCGGACGAGCTGGGACGTGGTCACCACCAACGTCGGTCGGCAGAAGACCGTCAAGGCGTTCGACGCCATGGCCGACGCGGCGAAGGTGGACGGCGGGTTCCTCACCGGGCCCAAGGGCGCGGTCGCCCTGGAGTACTGCTCCCGCGGCGCGCTGCACGAGCTGACCTCTCCGGTGTTCACCCTCCACGGTGGACCGAACGGCCACATCGACGAGGTCGAACCGGTATACGACACGGCCGAGGTCTACAACTACGTGATCGTCGACCGCGAGGACGGCGCCACTGTGGTCCAGGAGGAGACCTCCGGTCGGCTGTCCTCGGCGCTGCCCCCGGCCGGCATCGGCCGACGGGAACGCAAGTTCGACCTGCTGATCGGCTCGGACCTCCTCGCTGAGCGGGCCGCGGACTGGCTGGCCGCGGTCGGCACGGTCGCCGTGCCGCGCGTCTCCGAAGTCAGTGCGCTGCCCGCGGCGCGGAACTCGATCACCGTGGAGCAGATGGCCGACCTCAACGTCGGGCTGCGCATCGACATCGACACCCTGACCAGCCGCGGCATCTACGACACCCTGTCCCAGGTCGTGGCCGGATACAAGCTCGACCTGTCCGACCGGCACAACCCGCAGGTGACGATCACCTGTATCCCGTTCGAGCCCTACCGGGCGTGGGCGTTCACCGGCGACGACCGTGCCAGGCTCGACGGGTTCGACTCCCGCACCACGTCCACGCTGACGACCACCCAGCTCGGTGCCCTGACCGTGCAGTCGCTGTCCGGGGACTTCCTGTGGACGACCAGTCCCGCGGACTTCCCGCTCAACATCAAGATCGCGGGTGAGGTCATGACCGTGTCGGCCATCGCCGACACCGCACCCGGCGTGCAGACCTTCACGATCTCCGCGCGGTCGGTCAACGGCGTGGTCAAAGCGCACGCCACCACCGGCCGTGCGGTGAACCTGGCGCTACCCAACCGCGCCGCCATGCGCTGAGCTGAACTGAGGAGGGACACGTGCCAGGGCCACGCGCCGGACACATCTCCACGACCGCCGACTGGGGGGTCACCAAGAACAGCCGCGAGGACACGAGCGGCACCACGGTGTCACCCAGCTTCGTGGAGACCTTGACGGGCGGGATCGCCTGCGCGCAGACGTTCGTCGCGCCACCGTCGGGGATGGTGCAGGTCGTCAACACCGCGCAGATGTCGAACGCCTCGGCCACGCAGACCTCCCTGATGTCGTTCGTGATCCGCGAGGGCGGCACCATCGGCAGCGGCACCGCGTTCTGGGCCGCATCCGACGACGACTCCCTGCGCAACGTCGGCACGAACGCCTTCCAGGGCACCTACTCGGTGGTCATCGAGGGCCTCGTCGGCGGCAACACCTACAACATCCGGCAGGCCTTCCGCGGTAGCGGCGCCACGGCCGCGTCCTTCTCCCGCAAACGTCTCGCCGTAATCCCCGTCTAGTCCAGAAAGGACACACGACAGGAATGGACCACGACACGAGGACGCAGGTCTACGTCTACTCGACCGACCCCCTCGCGATCGAGCACGGTGACCCGCCCCCGTTCATCGCCCTGGAGTGGCCGGACCAGCGAGTGTCGGTCGGCGACCTCGAGTCCAGGGAAGCCGCGCCGGCAGCGTTCGTCGCCGAGTGGAACTCGCGGTGGAACACCTCGGCGACCGAGGACGTCTTCCGGTTCTTCGGCCCGATGTGGGCGAGCGCGAATGTCCGCGAGGTCGACGGCGGACAGTGGGAAGCGGTCATGTACGCGGACCGTCCCTACCGGGCGACGGCCGGCAGTGAGGACGCGGTCAAGGCGGCGATCGTCGACGTGTGGAACACCGAGTTCAGCGAGCGTGACCTGTTCCCGCGGCCGGTCACGCAGGACGAGTTCGTCTGGACCTACAACCCGGACGGGTGACCACCTCGCGCAGAGATCGGAGGGTGCATCTTTGAACAACATCTTGCCGTGGTTGCCGCCGGCGGGCATCGCGGCGTTTGTGCTGGCCGTGCTCTACGCGATCCTGCGCGGTTCGCTGGTTCCGCGCCCGACGGTGGAAGCGCGGATCTCCGAGATGCAGCAGGTGGTCGTTCTGTGGAAAGAAGCCGCCGCGGCCAAGGACGAGGTGGTCGCCGAGATGCTTCCTTTGGTGCGTCAGGGGTTGGACAACGACAAGGTTGCGATCGCCCTCATCGGCGCGCTCAAGGAATCCGTGGACCGATGGGAACCCAGTACTCCGACCCGGCGGGACGGTGAGCGTGAGTGATCTGGTGGCACCGCAAGAAGCGCAGGAAGAACGACCTGGACGACTACGTCGCGCGGGAACGCGCCGAGGCGGAGGCGGTACACGACGACACCCGCCGTCAGGCGGAAGAGGCACGGTCGCTGCGGGTCGAGTCCTCTCGAGTCCACGAGCAGGGCAAGAAGATCCGTGACCAGAACCACTTCACGACCTGGGTGACACACATGCTTCGCGGAGTACAGGAGGACGGCCGGTGACCACGCCGGTTTTCATCGCGTATCTGATCATGCTCGTTCTGGGGGCCGTCCCTGCACTGCTGTTCCCCATCTACTACTCGGCAACAGTCCGCTGGTGGCGCCTGCGCCGCGGACCGGAGCACGAAACCGCAGTGCACCTGGTGATCTACTCCGGTCTGTTCGCCCTGCTGTACGTGCGCGGAGCTATCAACATCTCCTCCGGCGCTGGCCGGGAAGCGCTGCACGACCAGTCGCCGGGGTCGGCCGCGTTCCTTCTGTTCATCGCCGCGGTCGCGATGTTCGTTGCGTGGCAGCGCCTGTGGCTGTTCCACAAGGGTCGGAAGAACCGGAGAGCTGGAGAGGGGTCACGTCGATGACGGTCACGTTCGGGCTGGACATCTCGCACCACCAGGACCTCGGTCTCGACCTCGCGCGCTGCAAGCGCGAGGGCATCGACTTCGTGTTCCTCAAGGGCACGGAGGGCGGGAACTTCACCGACCCCGAGTTCGCCGCGAACCTCGCCGAGGCCCGCCGGGCCGGGCTGCTGGTCGCCGCCTACTGCTTCGTCCGCGCCAACACCTCGGCGGCCGCACACGTCGCGCACGTGGCCCGGATCGTGCCGAAGGACGTGCCGATCATCCCCGACGTCGAGACCGCGCTCGACGGCTCGAAGCCCTCGCTCGCGCTCACCCGCGACGTCATCGCCCGGCTCCGCGCCGCGGGCTACCGGGTGCCCCTGAGCTACGTCCCGCGCTGGTACTGGCGGGACGCGTGGGGGTCGCCGTCCCTGGCCGGGCTGCCGCCGCTGTGGTCCAGCCGCTACCCCGACAACGTCGTCGGCTTGCTGGCCGACGAGTGGGACGACGTGCCCGCGCACTACTGGGACGGCTACGGCGGACTGCCGGTCGCCGTCCTGCAGTTCACCAGCTCGACGCGGGTCGCCGGCTACGAACCCCTGGACGCCAACGCCTACCGCGGAACCCGCGCGCAACTCGCCGCCCTCCTGGGCGGACAGGAGGAGGACGACATGCCATCGCTCGAGGACATGCTCAACACCAAGCTGGGCGCGGACGGCAACACCGCGTTTGACGCGTGGGCCAAGAAGCCCGGCACTCTCGGTCACTGGTTCCGCGGTCAGCGCCAGCTCGCCGCCGGCACCCGCGCGATCGTCACCGCCCAGAACGCGGCCATCGACAAGCTCGCCGACCTGCTGGCCGCAGGCGACAACGAACTGACCGCGGACGGCGTGAAGGCCGCCGTGAAGACCGGCGTCACCGAGGCGCTGGCCGAGTCCACCGTGCACGTCGACATCGACGTCACCGGCCCGGAAGGAAGCTGACCATGTCGCAGCCCATCCCGCACAACCCGATCCCCGGCCAGCTGGTGCCTGTCAACGGGCCCGTCGTCGAGGCCAAGGTGAAGACCTCGGCGGCGGCGGCCTCGGCGGCGGCGTTCGTGCTGTCCCTCGTGCAGCAGTACGCCTTCAACGGCGGTGACGTACCCGCGCCGCTCGCCGTCGTGGTCACCACCGTGGTCGTGACCGTCGTGTCCGGCCTCGTCACGTTCGCGGTCGGATGGCTCACCCGGCACACCCCGCGCTGGCTCGGCAAGGTCGACGCCGCCGAGTAGCGCCCGGCGGTTCCCGGGAACGCGAAACGCCCCCGCATCCAACCCACGGATGCGGGGGCGTTTCGTCGTGTCCGAGGGTGAGCTACTCGAAGACGTCGAGGTTGCCGGGGCACCCGTACGAGACCAGCACGCGCAGCACCTCGCGCGCCGCGTCGCGTCCCCCGTAGATCGCAGCGGTCGACGCGATCAGGTCGTTCACCGACACCGACCCATCAAGCTGCTCGCATGTGGTGTTGGCGAGGTCCACGACCGCGCTGGCGGTCGCTGTGGAGTCACCAGGCACGAGGTCGGTGTACGCGGCCACCAGTTCGGTGCGGCTGATCGGCTGCGGCGTGGCCTCGTCGGAGCCGTCGCTGTTGGCCAGCACGACGGCCACCACCACGGCGACCACGAGCACAGCTGCGATGACCGAGCCGACGACGAGCGGAAGCCGGGGGGTGGCCTTGCCGGTCGCCGGGGGGTAACCGTGCGGAGGCTGCTGGTAGGTCACAGTCACCATGTCGTCCCTCCGGCGTGAGCGTTACTGCTCTGTCCTGTTTCTGTCCTGAAGGTCGGTGCGGGCGCCGCGTCCGGGGCGGGCAGTGTGCCAGGCGCGGACCTCGTCGGCGTCGAAGAGATCCTGTCCGCCGCGGCCCGGCTGGCTCGACACCGGGGCGGGCACACCCAGCTGGGGCTTGGTGCGGTAGGCCCTGAAGGTGGAGGGCCGAACGCCGCAGTGCTCGGCGGCCTGCGTGGTGGTCCAGAGTTCGCGTGCGGTCACGGCGGACATCTTGCCCGTCAGGCGAAGTCCGCGGCCCGGCGGCGCTGGTGGCCGCATCGGGCGCGCTCCGGGCCGCTGGCGATGGTGAAGCCCTGGTTGCCGCCGCGGCTGCGGTGCAGGTCGTACATGAACCGGTTGACGTCGGTCATCAGCCGGTGGCCGGTGCGGACGAGTTCGCCGGTCTCGAGGTTCTTGGCCCACCAGGTGCCCTTCGGGCTGGCCTCGTTCAGCCGGTACTCCCACTTGCCGTCGCGCACGATCCGGATCGTCCCGGCGATGCGGACGTTCGAGATGGCGGTCGGGGTGGCGGTGTTCCAGCTGATTTCCATATCGCTAACTATACAGCACTGTGCTGCATAGTCAACGGTTGGCGGATGCGGTTCGGGCGAGGTTTGAGAGGCGAGCGGTCCTACGTGATGCGCTCGTAGATGGCGGTGCTCGGCCGCAGCCGGTCGCGCCGGACCAGGCGGTACCGGTGGGCGCCGAGTGTCAGGGTGCCGTCGGCGGCTTCCTCGAGGGGTGCTGGCTCGGCGCCGCCGGTGACAAGTCCGCGCCGACGCAGCATGCGCACCTCGGCGGCGAGCAGACGGTTCACCTCGTCGAGGTCGACGGCGATCACGTCCTCGGCGCCGAGGACCACTCGGTTCCCCTCCGAGTCGATGGCCAGCCTCGCAGTCCCTGGCTGCCGATACCGCAGCTCCTGCTCCACCGAGATCACGTGGACCACCTCCGGATGTGGACGGTAGGCCCGGGTGGCGTGAGCCGCCAGCGGTTGAGACGGATGCGTCACTGCCCCCATCGCTCGCCGTTGTCGAGCCGGTCGGCGAGGTCGGTGCCGAAGAACAGCCAGCACAAGGTGCACAGGTGTGCGCTCTGGTCATCTGGCTCGAGGCGGGCAGTCAGTGCGGTGTGCTCGCACAGTGCTTCCGCGGTGTCGCCGGTCAGACTCGGAAACGCGTGCCTCTCTCGTAGCTCACCGTTAGACGTGAGAAGTGTGGACACTCGCCATGCCACGTCGGTGGCGGGCGTGGGCGGCTCGCTCGGCTGCCCGCTGGCGGCGCTGGTCACGACTGCTGCCGTGTCGCTCGGCGGGCCGCGCCGCGGATGGCGGCGGCGAGGGTTGGCCGCTGCGCCTGGGTGACCTTGATCGTCCAGAAGTTCGCCGGGCTGGAGACGATCGCGAACCCGCCGCTGCCGTCGGTTACTTCGATCGTCTTGGGGCGGTCGAGGCCGTCGAGGGCTTCCACGTCCGCGACGGTGGCTGCGTTGGCGATCGCGTCAGCGAGGTGGTGGGCGTGCGCCGGGGTGAGCTGGATCATCCAGTAGCCGGAGGTACTGGACAGGATGACCTTGCCTCCGCGGGCCATGAGCGCGAGGTCCCGGTCCCGGTCGAGGCCGTCGACTACGTCCATGCGGAACGGGTTTCGGTCGTCGGCGTCGCCGCTCACGGGTGTTCACCTCGGCTGGTTGATCGGTACGGGGAACCGGCAGGCCGGGTGTGACCGCGGCCTGCCGGCCCGGGCCGCCGCCGCTGGCACATCGGTACCCGGAGGAACCGAAAACGGCCTTGGCCCGTTGGCACGGTACAACTGGAAGTTGCTACTTGGCTATGTCCAAATGGGGGACATGCGTGAATGCGCCCGGTCAGGGCAGGATGTAGCCGACGCTTGCCGGACAGTTGGACACCTCGGAGGACCCACGTGGCCACGCAGAACCCGCGGCGACTCGAGCTCGGCGAGATGCTGCGCGGTCTCAGGGAGACCGCGGGGATGAAGCCTGCGGCGGTCGAGCAGGAGTTGGGCTGGTACGCGGGCAAGCTGTACCGGGTCGAGAACGGCACCCGCGTCGCGGTGAAGACCGAGATCGAGCGTCTCGCCGACTTGTACCAGGCGGGCAAGGCGGACCGGGCGACGTTGATCCTGCTGGCCGACGCTGCGCGCAAGCGCGAGGCGCCCAGCCGCCTGCCGGACTTCGCGCAGACCTACGTGACCTACGAGCGTGCGGCGGCAGAGATCCGCTACTACGACGGCTACCTGGTTCCAGCGTTGCTCCAGACCGAGCGGTACGCCCGCGCCGTGCTCACGACCTCGCGGTCCGCACAGGTCGAGGCGAGGGTGGCTGACCGCATCGCTCGCCGCGCCGTCCTCACCCGCGAGGATCCGCCGTCGCTGCGCGTGCTGCTCGGCGAGGCCGTGCTGCACCAGGCGGTCGCGGGCGAGGACGCGCTGGCCGAGCAGCTGCAACACCTGCTCGACGTCGGCCAGCTGCCGAACGTGGCGATCCGGATCGTCCCGTTCTCGGCGGGCGCGCACCGCATGCTCGGCGTCGGCGTCACCTATCTCCGGCTGGTGTCACCGGAGATCACCCGCGTCTACATTGAGGGCTTGACCGACGCCACCTACATCCATGAGCGGGACGAGGTCGCGGTCTACGAGGCCGGGTTCGAGGACGTCTGGTCAGCGGCCATGGACGAGTCCCACTCTGCAACGATCCTCCGCAGGCACATCGGTATCGAATAGCGGAGGATCGATGGAGGTCACCGAGACGACAGCGAGAGCATGGAGGAGGTCGAGCCGGAGCGCGGGCGCGAACAACTGCGTTGAGATCGCGGCCGAGCTCGACGCCGTGAGGGACAGCAAGCAGCCGGGCGCGGTCCTGGCGCGGGTCGAGGTGCCCGCGTTGGTCGCGGCGGTGAGGCACGGCTGGCTGGCTCGCTAGCTCCCCCGACGTAGTAGACGACGAGGCCCCCGGGATCGGTACTCCCGGGGGCCTCGCCTGCCGCGGGGCTACTGGCCCGCCGACCAGATCCAGATGCCGGCGCCGATGTCCTGGGTCAGGCACGCGTCCCGCGTGGGGCAATCCAGCGGCACGGTGTGGCCGTCGACCACGTAGTGCCCGTCCGCGTACTGCACGGCGGTGGCGCCGGGGTAGTACATCTCGGTGCCGCGGTCGATCGCGTCGGTGTGGCCGAACCCGACCGCTGCACCCATGACCACGACCGCGACGGTGATCCACTTCGCCGCGCACGACAGCGCGGCCTGGGTCAGCCCGGTCGCCCGCAGCTTCGCCCGCAGGCTGGCGCGGGCGACTTCGCTGGGCAGGACCCTGACCCGGTAGCCGAGGCGTCCCACGGCCGTCAGGTATTGCTGCTCGCGGCCGGTGATGCGGACGGTCTCGCCGATCCAGCCGGGCACAGGGTGGCGTGTGATCGTGACGTAGCCACGCGCTGCGTTGGCAGCGGGCAGCCCGGCGGGCAGCAGCGCGAGAAGTGGACCATAAACGGACCATCGGACACGCTGGGTTCGAGTGGAACCCAGCGTATGCGCTGGTGAGAGCGCCCCCGACAGGACTCGAACCTGTGACCCAGAGCGTAGACGGGAAGTCACGGTGTTAACCCTTCTTGGTCGAGTGACCAGCGTGTTCGTTCGAATGGTGACGGTGTTGGGCGGGGTTGTGTCCGGTAGTTTATGGACCATTTCCGGACCGCGAGTTCGATCACTACCCGTCGGCTGGCGCTCCCATCAGCGACTCCAGGGCAACGGCCACGCGGGGGTTCGCCCGCTGCTTGCGACGGTAGTTCCCTTCGATCACCTCCACGGAGTTACCCAGTGCGTCGGCCGCGTCGGCCGAGGTCAGTCCCGAGTCCACGATGTGCGTCGCGGTCGTGTGTCGCAGGATCCGCGAGGACACCCATCCGTAGCCGATGGCCTCGCATGCCGACTTGATCCTCTTGCCCACGTTCGAGGGGTCTTGCCACTGACCGTTCCAGGTCGGGAACAGAGGTCCGCCGCCTGACTCGAGTTTGCGTCGACGCCACATCGGCAACGACCAGGACGGGAGTGCGGCCTCAACGGCTGGCCGGCCACCCTTGCGGTTGGGCATCCGTACCAGGCCTTGGCCTGTCACGCGCACCAGGTGGTGGTCGGCGACCGCCTTCGGCGCGGCGAGGTCGATGCTGTCGCCGGTCAGTGCGAGCACCTCACCGATGCGGCAGCCGGTGGCGAGCTCGGCCTCGATGATGTCGGCGAGGTCGATCCACGCGCGGGCGCGCGGGCCCAGCCGGTTCTCGCCCTCGAGCTTCTCGCTGATCCATCTGCGGAACCGCTCGAAGAAGTCGGCCCGCTGCTCGGGTTCGAGCGCGACGATCTCATTCTGGTCGTGGTCGATGGCCTCGGCCGACTTCACGGGGTTGGTACGCATCGCGCCGTGCCGGACCGCGTACCCGCACACGTGCGACAGCACGGTGCGGGCGCGCAGCATCCCGGCGGTGCCGGTTTTGCCCCGCTTGTTCCCGCGGGTGCCGACTGCGGCGGCCGAGTCGCGCCGGATCTCCTTCAGCGTCTCGTCGACCAGTCCGGCGTTCTCGGCCTCGCGGCACGCCAGTTCGCCCATGCGCGGACGCAGATGGCGGTTGATCACGCTCCGGTACTCCTCGAGCGACTTCGGCGCGCGCTTGCCCAGCGTGACTTTCTCGGCGAAGTCGGCAAGCCACAAGTCCATCACGTGACTCAAGCGCGTGTCGCCGTTGATCTTCCTGCCGGAGACCTCGTCCGCCAGTGTGGCCATGTGCGCTTTCAGTGCGCGGACCGCTGGTCCGGACGTCTTGCCCGGCCGCCGCTTGCGAGGGCGCACGATCCGGCCGTTGCGGAGTCGGAACCGGGCGCGCGCCTCCCATAGCCCCGGCTGGACCTCGACGGTGTGGATCTCTCCGAATGTGCCGATGTCCAACCGCGGTCTACCCGCGCCCATAGCTTCGCTCCGGCTGCGTGGTGTCGTGGTTCTGAACGATCCGAAGGTGGCGGTCCGCCGTGGATGGGAACTGTTCGAGGATCGCGTTGTGTGCGGAGATCTCGCGGTGGGCGGTCTCCGCGATCTTGCGGATGTCACCTCGGTCGGCGGTGGCCTCTGCCTCCCATGCGTGACGAGTCGCCACCACGTCGACCTCCCATGCGCGACGCCTGTTGACTTCGCGCAGCACCCAGTGGCCTACGGCGTAGATCATCACGAAGGTGACCAGCAGAGCGAACATCACTAAATGCATCATGATCGAATATCCCGGGGGTCGAACGGTTTGTCCTGTGGGGCCTTTCGCGTATGCGGTCAAAGACGTGTCTCTACTGTGGACGTCGATATCGAACGGTCACAAAGTACTGACCCACTTGGACTAATTTTCACCCTCTGCATGTGATCGTTCACCGTTCTGACCAGCAGTTTCCTGAAGTTGAAGTCGGTGGTAAATCTCCAGAAGGCGAAACAGTCTCTGCATCTCGGCGGCGTCAAGGAGGCCCATGAAGTGGGTGTACTCGCGCTGAAGATCAGAAAGCGTGGCGCGCGAGGGATCAACTTCTGCGGGCGGTGGTGTGGTCGTCCGTGCACCACCTCTTCCCCGGATTTGATCAAGCCAGCCGACGGGCTTGCCGAGGGCCTTTTCAATCTTGGACTCGGTGGTGACGTCGAGGGTTATGCCGTTCTCGAGGTTCTGTACGGATCCTCGTGAGACTCGGGCCTTCCGGGCGAGGTCCATCTGGGTGAGGTCGAGTGCGGACCTGGCTGCCTTGACCTGGCGGCGCACGTCCTGTGATGGCTCTGTCACTCGCTCACGGTGGGGCACGACTGTGCATGACGCCAAGGCCGCGCGTCTCCGTATGACTGACCATGTTGGGCCTCCTTGGGCTTCCTTGTGCCGCTGGCTCATATGCCGAATAGTGCCTGAGACTGCCGTATGAGCGCAAGGCCCAACGACGCTTGACAAACTTAGGCTATTTTCGGCATAGTTCGGCACATGGCAGAACGACGGGACAAAGTGCGCGAGGCGTACACGTCGATGGGCATCACCCGTAAGACGCTCGCCAAGCGCACCGGCCTGGCGCCGAAGACCATCACGAACGCCATCGCAGGTGACGCCCTCAGTAAGGCGGCCGCGACGCGCATCGGGGAGGTCATCGGCTGGACCGCGGACGAGGTGCTGCGCGGCGAACGGATCATCAAGCGCGAAGGCGAAGATCGGCGGCAGTCCGAGCACGTCTCGCCGGAACCGTTGCCGCCTGTCCGCCCCGCGAACGAGCCGCTGGCCCCGCCCACAAAGGACGCGGTCCAGGCGGGCGCGGCATGAGCGCCGCGATCCTCGCCGCGCTGGAGAAACTCACGACGGCGGTGCAGCGGTTGGACAAGGCCGTCCGGCAGCCAGAGCGGCGGGCGTATCGGCCTGCCGAGGTCGCCGAGATGACCGGTATTGGCTACGAGGTGGTGCTCGACCTCATTCACGCCGGCGAGTTGCAGGCGTTGAAGGTCGGCCGACTGCACGTCGTGCCCTCGGTCGCAATCGACCAGTTGCTTGCCCGCGCGGAGACGGCCGACGTGGTTGTCCTCGACGGACACAGGCGCCCCGCGTGAGCGCCCCCATCGACCCGGACGAGGTCCGCCGGTCGGCTGCGGCTGCGGCGGGGGAGCTGTCCGCATCGGACGCGCAGGACCTGGTCGACGGGCTGCGCGACGCCCTCGACGAGTAGCGCGAGGGGGTGGCGGTGAGCGACCGCGAGTACTGAATCAGCCCCCGGACATGAGTCGGGCCGGCGGAGCAAGCGCCGACCCGGTGACCATCAGGAAAGGACCCAATCCCAATGACCAGTTCCCAGGGTATCGCCCCGGACATCGTCGCCGAGGACGAGGAGTTCATCGAGCGCGCCGCGCCGTTCGTGCGTGCCACGTTGTCGGGTACCGGCCGGTTCGTGCGCGGCGACTCGGTCGCCTACCGCACCCGCACCAACCCCTGCTTCCGCATCCGCGCGTCCCGTGCCGCCCAGCGCGCACGCCAGGGGCGGTGACCGGCATGGCTCTCCAGGACTCGCGTCCCGCGCTCGCCGCGGTGCTCGACCACCTCGACTCCCACCCGGACATCCTGAGCCTGGTCGGCGCGATCGACATCGAGGCGCAGGTCGACTCGGTGCGGGTGTCCGTGTTCGTGGGCGACTACGACCACTGGCACCACCTGGGTGCACTCGTCGCCTGGTCCCGCACGATCGGCGCCGTCGACACCGTCACCATCCACGGCGTCGACGAGGCCAACAGCACGATCCACCTGCAGCTCGAGGGGACGCTCGCCGACGGCACCGGCGTGCGGGTCCGCACGCTCGCGCGCGGCCGCTACTTCGACCTGATCAAGGCGAACGTGGATGTGGAGTCCGCGGCGTTCCCGCTTGACCTGCTGCGCCAGCTCGTCGCGGCGGCCGACGCTGAGGCGGTGTCGGCATGACCGCGGCCTCGAACTACGTGTCCCCGGACGCCTTCGCCGTGTGGGTGCTGCTGGCCGTGGTCGCGCTGCTGGTGCTCGCGGGTGGGGCGTCGGCGTGGGCGGCGGGCCGTCCGTCGCCCACGGGCCGCGGCTGCCCGGGGTTCGACTGGCGGGAGCAGCCCGCGGCCGCGCCGACGGCTCGCTGGACGTGCCCCCGCGGGCACTCGGTCCCCGACGGCCAAGCATGCGACTTGTGCGCGGCGCTCGACGACTCGGCCGGGCCGGGACTGGCCGCGGTACTCGATCAGTCCGGGTACGCGTCGCGTGACCTGCTGGCGGTGAGCCAGTGAAGCAGCACACCGTGCCGCCGTCGTGCACGTTCGACGACAAGGGCAACAAGACGAGCGACTGTAACTACTGCGGCTGCTCGACCTCGCAGCACTCCGGTGACCACAGCGACTACAACGGCTCGTGCCTGCACTGCGGAGCGCGGACCCGTGGCTAGGCCGCAGAAGCGCACGGTCGACGCGCTCGCCGCCAAGCAGCAGAAGCGCGGTGGTCGCCGTGGGTAGGTGGTGGAACAGCGTCGACGAGACGTGGAACAAGCGCACCTGCCCGTCCTGCGACAGCGACGACATCAGGTCCTTGAAGGCCGGCCGGTGGCAGTGCCAGGACTGCGGCTTCGAGTGGGAGGAGTGACCGTGCCCGCGACCGATGGAGTGACCACGGGCGACCTCGCCTCGGAGGCGGTGGACATGTCGCAGGTGCTGCCCGCCGAGACGCTCCGCTCTCTCACCGAGTCGTTCACCTCGGTGCTGACGCTGGCGGCCGCGCGCGGCGCGGACATGGAGCGGCAGGCGTGCTGGCTGGCGGCGTTCGTGGCGCCGTGGCTGGCCGAGCACGGCGTCGAGCAGGCGCACGTGCAGCGCGCCGCCGACCTCGCGGCGACCCGGCTGCAGCTGGACCAGGCCCGCGCCGAGCTGGCTGACGCACGCCTGCAGCTGGAGCAGGCCGGCGCTGCCCTCGCCCAGGCGGTGGCCGAGGCGACCCGGCTCGGCGACCTCGGGCACGCCAGGCACGAGGTCGCCGAGCGGCTGCGCGGCGAGCTGGCCGCGGCCGGGATCGCGGCGGGCGAGCCGAGCGGGCGCCACGCCCGCCCCGACGGTGCCCCGCTGCCGCGTGCCGGCGACGCGGAGACCGGGCGGGGCTCCCGCACGCTGACCGTGATGTGGGCCCCGGCCGCCGTGGAGGGCGCCGTCGAGCGCGCCCTCGCTCTCACGGTCGGGCACGGCGACCCGGACGGCATGGTCGGGCCGATCGCGTGGATGGACCTGGCGTGCCTGGTCGACGCGGCTCGCGCGGTCCTGCGTGGGGAGGCGTCATGACCTCGTCCACGCGGGCGGCCGCCCTGCTGATCGGTGTGCTGGTCGGCTCGTTCACCGCCGTGGCGCTGGCGGTGTTCCGGGTGACGCTGGCGGTGCTGGAGCGGCGGGACGACCGCCGCGCCGGCCTGCCCCACGCCGCGCCGCCGGCGCCGCACCACGCCCGCGAGTCCCGGCACCGCGCGGACGGCCGCCGCACCCTCGCCGAGGTCTTCGCCTGGGCGGTGGGACTGGCCGTGCGGTTCTACCGGAGCGAGGACGGCGGCCCGAAGGCGGCGGTCCTCCTCGCCTCCCTGTTCGTCGCCTTCTCTGTCCTGATCGGAGCAGCCCAGTGACCAGAGTGGACCCGGTGCGGGTGGCCAACCCCGCCGCGCTGCCGGTGCTGACGGTGCTGGTGCACCCGGAGCACGACCCGGCTGACCCGCAGGCGCTGCGCGTGCTGCGGACGGCCCGGGTCCTCGCCCCGTGGGTGCCGATCACCGGCAGGCGCATCCACGGCGAGTCGTACCGGATGGACAGCGGCGTCGTGGGCTGGCGGGTGCAGACCCTGGCCGAGATCAAGGCCGCGCTGAACGGGGAGGTGCGGCGATGAGGGTCGAGTCCGAGGCGCTGCTGGTCCTGCTGCAGGACCTGGCCCAGACGGCGATGCCGAAGGCGGACGACGGGCCGCTCGCGGCGGTGCTGCTGCACACCGACCGCGGCCAGCTGTACGGGGAGAGCGCGGGCGCGACCGACGTGCTGGTAGGCACGTCGGCGAACGGCACCACGTGCGGCCACGCCTACGTCCGCACCGAGGGTCACCTCCCGCCGATGCTGTGGCCGATCGAGCACGTCCGCCCGCTGATCGGCACGCTGAAGGAGTTCGTGAAGCGGGACAAGGACGCCGACGCCGACCGGCACGCGGTGAAGGTGCGGATCGACGGCGAGCACGTCGAGCTGGTGGAGGACCCAGCGCAGGGCACCCTGTTCGGCGACAACAAGCTGTGGTCGACCCGCATCCCGCTCGGCGACCTGAACGACTACCCGCGCGGCTGGTGGGCGCTGCTCGCCGCCGGCGACCAGCTCGCCCCGCCGACCGTCGAGGACGGCGGCCGCGACGTGGCCACGCTGCCGCGGGTGGACTACGACCCGGACGACCTGCGCCCGTTCGTGGCGATCGGGAAGCGCCGCGGCTTCGACGTGGAGACCTACACCCGCCACCACCGGCTGCCGGTGCATGTCCAGATCGGCCCGTACTACCGGGGCGCGATCGTGCCCCGCGGCTACGCGGACGGCCCGACCCAGCGCGCGAACGGCACCGTGCCGGACGCCCGCGTGTACGACCCGAAGCTGCCGCCCCGCGTGGCGCCCGTGCCCGCTGATGTCGAGCGGGTCGACCTGGACGACTCGATCACCTTCGCCGACCCGGACCTGCTGGCGCAGGCCGCCGAGCTGGTGCTCGAGTCGCAGTTCGGGTCGACGTCGCTGGTGCAGCGCAAGCTGCGGGTCGGGTTCGCCAAGGCCGGTCGGCTCATGGACGACTTGCAGCGGCTCGGCGTCGTCGGCCCCCAGGAGGGCAGCCGCGCCCGCGACGTGTTGGTCACGGCCGAGCAGCTGCCCGACGTGCTCGAGCAGATCCGCAACACCGGAGGTGACCGGTGAGCTACGACTCCCGCGTCTACCACGAGCCGACGGACTTCGGCCCGGACCCGGTGGTGGTGCTGGTGGTGCGGGGCACCCACGAAGTGTCCCGGTTCGTGCACCTGTTCAACGGTGCGCCGCCCACGATCGAGCAGCTGCAGGTGGCTCGCAAGCTGGACGGCCAGCTGTGCCGCGACCAGGGCGGCCGGGCCGCGCTCGACCTGCTCGCCGCGCACGGCGGCCCTGACTTCCGAGTGTCGATACCGGGCGTGGACGAATGGGTCCTGCGGGTGCTCCAGGGCGTGGCCGAGGGCCACACCGTGCGGCGGATCGCGAAGGGCCTGGGCGTCACGCCGCAGTCGGTGTCGATGCGGATGAGTCGCGCGTGCAAGCGGGCCGGCGCCGCGTCGAGCGCGCACCTGCTGGCGCTGTGCGCCCACGCCGGACTGATCGAGCCGGCCCCGCTGCCGGGAGGTGACCGGTGAAGGCGGGCCTGATGTCGTGGCAGGGCCACGACCCGATGAAGCCGCAGCCGTGGTCGGCAGTTGCGTGCCCGGCATGCGGCGAGCCGGAATTGGCGGGGCGTGGCACCCGGAAGCCGACCGACTTCCTGTGCATGGCGTGCGGCTGCGTCGCGAATATCCAGCGGATCAAGGCAATCACGGTGAAGCAGCCGTGGGCGTGGTGCATCGCCTCTGACCACAAGCCGGAGGAGAACCGCGGCTGGACCACCCGCTACCGCGGGCCGCTGGCGATCCACTCCGGCCGCACGGTCGACCTGGACAGCGTGGACATGGTCAAGAGCATGCTCGTTGAGCTGGGTGTCCTGCCGAGTATGGACGCGCTGGTCCCGGACCGGCACCTGACCGCCCTCGGCGCGGTGATCGCGGTCGCCGACCTGTGGGACATCTGCACCGACTCGGCGCGGTGCCGCTGCAGCCGCTGGGCCGGGATCGGCCAGAACCACTGGCGCCTCCGCGACATCCGCCCGCTGGCTGAGCCGGTGCCGATGCGCGGCCGCCAGGGCCTGTGGGACCTCGACCTCGCGATGGTGGCGGCGTGAAGCCCGGCAAGCCGTTGCGCCGCCGGACTGCGTTGCGTCCGGGCGGCCCGCTGGTCCGGAAGGCGGAGCTGAAGCGGAAGGCCGGCCTGAAGCGGCGCGCGTTCAAGGCGTCGGTGCCGGTGATGTCGCCGGAGGAGAAGGCGGCGAAGGACACCGTTCGGGAGCGGTCCGGCGGGGTCTGTGAGATCCAGGTACCGGGCCTGTGCTGGGGCCGCGCGCTGGACTTCTCCCACCGGATCCGCGAGGGCCAGGGCGGCCCGTGGTCCCCGCGTAACGGGCTGGACGCGTGCCGTGCATGTCACGAGTGGACGCACCGCTACCCGAGCGCGGCCCGCGTGAAGCGCTGGGCGCTGAAGGCGAACGAGCTGGACATGTTGGACCGGCCGGTCCTGTACCGCGGCGCCTGGGCGCTGCTGGGTGAGGACGGATCGGTCACCCCCACCAGACGAGGAGCAGCAGCATGACCCCGCCCTTCGACATCGAGGACGGTCTACGGGAGGTCGCGCGGGCGCGGGCGAACGGCGACGAGTTGATGCGCGAGATCGCGCGCTTGGCCGACCTGATCGCGGACGGGTTCCGCCGGGACTTCGACACCACGATGGACATGGAGCAGGTCGGCAAGGCGCTCGTGGTCACCTCGGCCTCGCTGGTACCGCTCAATGACCCGGTGATCCCGCCCGCCGCCCTGATCAACATGGTCGGAATCGCGGGCGAGAACCTGGTCCGCACGGCGCGGACCCGCGCGGCAGAGGCTGCCGAAGCGTGGCGCAGCTCGGCCGAGCGGGAGGCGGCCGCCGATGCATCGGCGATCGCTGAGGCGTTCGCGGCGGGGGACCGGGTGTCGTGGGGTGGCTATCCGGGCACGGTGACCTCGGTCGCGCTGACGTTGCGGTTCGACGCCGGCCACACGGCGACGGTCCCGGCCGAGGACTGCCACGCGATGACGCAGCCGAGCGACTTCGAGGGCGTGCTGTGCGAGCACGTGCTCACCTGGCACCCGCTGAACGGCGCGCCGCCGCGCGAGGTGCCCTTCGACGAGCACTGGGTGTTCCCGGCCGAGTCGTGCGGGGAGTTCCGGCTGTCCACTCGGGAGGTGTCACCAGCGCCCCGCCTGGCCGACCTGCGCAACGGCCGGTTGCGGGACCTGGCGTACACGCGGGACGGAGGCTGTTGCCGCTACTGCGGCTCTGGTCCCCTCCTGCGTCGCGGCATGGAGCGGGCCGCCGACCGCCACCAGGTGCTCCGGTTCGACCACGTGGACCCCGACCAGCCTGCCGGTGAGGACGGCGCCAACTTCGTGGTCGCCTGCGCGGCCTGCAGCGAAGCCAAGGGGCACCGCACCCCGGCCGAGGCCGGCATGACGTTGCTGCCGGTGCCGACGTCGGTGCAGATCGCCGCGCGGCAGCCGGACGAGCGCCTGGGCAGGCCGCCGGAGGTGTCCGGTGCCTGAGCGGATCCAGCGCCGCCGCACCGCGGGCTGGCGCACGCCGGAGGGCGCGGTGTACGTCGGGCGCCCGACGAAGTGGGGCAACCCGTGGACGGTGCACCAGCACACGGACCGCTGCGACGCCGTCGAGCACCTGCACTGCCCGCTGTACCCGGTGGACGCCGCGGAGGGCGCGGTGCGCCGGTACCGGTACGCCATCGCCTGGCCGCTCTCGGATGAGCCACGTGTGCCGGACCCGCACGAGATCCGCGCCGAGCTGGCGGGCAAGGACCTGGTGTGCTGGTGCCCGCTCGACCAGCCCTGCCACGCCGACGTCCTGTTGGAGATCGCGAACGGGGGCGGCCGTGGCTGACACCTCGATCGAGTGGGCCGACAAGGTCTGGAATCCGACCACCGGCTGCGACCGCGTCTCGCCCGGGTGCGACCACTGCTACGCGCTGACGATGGCGAAGCGGCTCAAGGGCATGGGCTCGGCGAAGTACCAGCGGGACGGCGACCCGCGCACGTCCGGCCCGGGCTTCGGGATCACCGAGCACCCGGACACCCTGACGGATCCGCTCGGCTGGCGCGAGCCGCGCAAGGTGTTCGTCAACTCGATGAGCGACCTGTTCCACGACGGCGTGTCGGACGAGTTCATCGCCCGAGTGTGGGCGGTCATGGCGACGACGCCGCGCCACACCTATCAGGTGCTCACGAAGCGGCACGGGCGGATGCGGTCGCTGCTCGGCTCGCCGGACTTCTACCGCGAAGTCCGGCGCCGTCTCCATCAGGAGCACGGACTGAGCGAGGTCGACGCGTTCGGTACCGAGCACTTCCCGCTGCCGAACGTCTGGCTGGGGGTGTCCGTCGAGGACCAGATGCGAGCCGACCTCCGGATCCCGGCCCTGCTGGACACCCCGGCTGCGGTGCGGTGGCTCAGCTGTGAGCCGCTGCTCGGCCCGGTCGACCTCGGCGCGCACGCGCGGTGCCGAGTGTGCCGCACTAGCCACAAGTTCAGCCGCCAGCCGTGCGACCCGCACACTCCAGCGCGGTTCCGCACGCATCGGAGGACAACCGGGGGCGATGTCGATTGGGTGGTGGTCGGCGGCGAGTCCGGCCCGGGCGCCCGCCCGATGCACCCGGCGTGGGCCCGCTCCCTGCGCGACCAGTGCGTCAGCGCGGGGGTGCCGTTCCACTTCAAGCAGCGTGGGGAGTGGACGTGGACCGCGCCGTCGGCCAGCGCCACACCTCGAGGGTTCCTCGGTCCTCTCGGTGAGTGGAGCGACGCGCTGCCTCGTGTCGCCCGGCTCGACCAGTGGGCATCGATGTTCCGCGTGGGTAAGGGCGCTGCCGGTCGCGATCTGGATGGCCGGACGTGGGACCAGTTCCCGGAGTCGTGGGCGCGCCTGTCGAGTGTGGACACCGCGGCGGGCGCGCCCAACCAGGTCGCCGGGGGTGTGACCGAGGTCATGACCACGGGCGCGTCCGCATCGCGTTCGGCGGGTGTCGGGTCGGCTCA